ACAAAGAGAATTTGGTATTAATAAAATGGATGCTAGAAAAGTACTAGCTAAGTGGATGAGAAGTTTTGATGAGCCAAAAGATGAAATTGATAGAGATAGAATCTTTATGAAAGGTAGAGTTGATGAGTTTGTTGGTGGTGCATTAGAAAAAAGAAATGAAAATAAAACACTTGACAAGACCCAAAATTCGTGGTACAAGCATTCAAATGCCGACAAGGAAACAGTAGTATGATAGATATATATAAACATATAAATGGTATAGACATTAGTATGGGAGAAACAAAAAGAATGAATTGTCCTGTGTGTAATGGATATAAAACTTTTACAATTACAAGTAACATGGGTCAGAAACTATGGAACTGTTATAAAGCAAGTTGTACTGTTGGTGGTAGTATGAAAGTTAATCTATCTGTAGATGAAATAAAACAAAGTTATACAGATGTAGATACTGTAAAAGAAAAGTTTGAGTTTCCTGAATATATCGTAGACTTTAAAAAAGAGGTCGTAGATTTTATTGTACCAAAAAGATATCAAGAAATATATGAACAGTTTTGTATGCACGATATCCGTGAAGACAGAGCCGTATTTAAAGTATATAATAATGACGGAGATGTAGTAGATGCAGTAGGTAGAAGTATCTTTAACAGACTTCCTAAATGGAAAAGGTATGGTAAAAGTAAACATCCATTTGTAAGAGGACAGTACGATGCTATAACAGGAGAACGTAATACGACTTGTGTATTAGTAGAAGATTGTATTAGTGCCTGTGTCGTATCTAACTATGGCATTGCAGGAGTAGCACTACTAGGCACTAGCCTATTAGATGAACACAAAGATATTTTATCAACTCATTTTGATAAGGTGATTGTAGCATTAGACCCTGATGCACTACCAAAAACTTTGCAGATAGCGAAGGAATTAAAAGGTTGGGTAAAAGATGTCAAAGTTTTAAAGTTGACAGATGACTTAAAGTATAGTAAGAAGAGAGACATTACTAAATTAAAGGAGATAGTATGGAACTAGCATTAGTAAGAAGCCTGATGGACAAAGACTTTTATGATGACCATCGTGGAGCAAGATGTCCTAATAGATTGTTTAGTAAAGATGTTAGGAAAGTAAAAGAAGTATTAGACCTAGCAATAGATAAGTATAATAGGTCTGTTACACCTGACGAAGTTGAAGCATTGTTTGTATCTAATAATCCATCAATGACTACAGCACAAAAGAACGCATTTCTTTCTATGTTTATGAAGATAAAGAAAGAACAATGTCTTGGTAAAGATGTAGCACAGGATGTATTAGCAAAATTGTTTCAGCAGATTGTTGGAGAAGACATCGCTAATCTAGGATTTGATTATGTGAATGGTACAAAGGCAAACCTAGAACCTTTGCGTAATATATTAGAGCAGTATGGGGATGACTTTACACCTAATCTAAATATAGAATGGGATGATATAGATATCAAAACACTACTTGATAAGAATGACCTAGAAGCTAGATGGACATTCAATATACCATCTTTGACTAGAAAGGTAGAGGGTATCAATGCAGGACATCTTGTTGAGATAGGTGCTAGACCTAATACAGGTAAGACATCTTTTCATGCATCTTTAATTGCATCCCCAAATGGATTTGCATCACAAGGTGCTAAATGTATTGTGTTATGTAATGAAGAAGGTAGTCACAGGGTGGGTGCAAGATACCTGACATCTGCTACAGGAATGACATTGCATGAAATTAAAAACAACCCAAAGAAAGCACACGACTTGTATTCAAAAGTCAAGGACAACATTAAAATAAAAGATAGTTCTATGCGAGATATGAATTGGGTAGAGTCTGTTGTTAAATCATTCAAGCCTGACATTGTTGTGTTAGATATGGGCGATAAGTTTGCTACGACACAGGGATTTGCTAGAGCAGATGAAGCACTCAAAGCCTGTGCAGTTCATGCAAGACAGATAGCTAAACAGTATGATTGTGCTATGCTTTATATGTCACAACTATCGGCTGAAGCAGAAGGTAAGATTGTTCTTAATCAAAGTATGATGGAAGGTAGTAGAACAGGAAAAGCTGCAGAAGCAGATTTGATGATACTGATAGCAAAGAATCCACCTGTAGAAGGACAGGATGAAGAAGATGCACAGAGACATTTAAATATTGTCAAGAATAAACTGTCAGGTTGGCACGGTAATGTTCACTGTGAATTAGAATATAAAACAGCTAGATACGTAGCTTAAAGGAGATACTATGATAAAAAAATATATTTTAGCAAGGGAATATGATGAAGAAGGTTTTGATTATGATGGAGCAGGAGATTATATTTATACTGCTACGAACTATAGAGAACACGAAACTAAAAAAGAAGTATTAGCTTATTTGAAAAAAAATATATACTATGATGATTATGGTAGGCATATACATAAAAAGAAAAAGCCTAATTTTAATAGTATAGAAAAGTATTGTAAAGAGTTTGACTTTCGTTTATATGAAAGAAAGATATAGGTATGAAATTAGTTCTTGATGTAGAAAATACAGTTACAGACAGAGATGGTAAAAAACATTTTGACCCATTTGAACCTACTAATAAATTAGTTATGGTTGGTATGCTTACAGAAACAGGGGAAGAGTATCTGTATAGGTTTGATGAATATGTTTTTGGTACAGCCTGTGTTGGTACAAAACAAAAAATACAAGAAGTATTAGATAAAGCTAGACTATTAATAGGTCACAATATAGTACATGATTTATTGTGGCTTTGGGAGACAGGTTATAAATATGATGGAAAAGTATTTGATACTATGTTAGGAGAATATGTATTACAACGTGGTCAAAAGAAACCATTGTCACTTGAAGCCTGTGCTGAAAGATATAATTTAAATACTAAAAAACAAGACACACTTAAAAAGTATTTAAAAGATGGATATGGTGTTGACGAGATACCAAAAGAAGAGTTGTCATCTTATTTATCAGATGATTTAAAAGCTACACAGGAGTTGTACAATGAGATTACTAAAAAACTTGCTACCGAAGAATATTCTAGACTTAATGATACAGTCGATCTTACTAATAGTGTTGCCCTCACTTTGGCTGATATATATAGGAATGGTTTTCATGTTGACATAAGTAAATTAGATGATGTTAGAAAACAATTTACTGATGAAAAGAAAGATATAGAAGAATATTTAAATAAAGAAGTTACTAATCTTATGGGTCATACACCTATAAATTTAAATAGTCCTGAACAATTATCTACAATTATATATAGTAGAAAACCAAAGAGTAAAACAGAATGGTCTGTTATCTTTTCACCCTATATGTCTATTACAGAATATAAAGAAAAGGTAAAAGATAATTCATCTATAGTATATAAAACTAAAGCTAAAAAATGCATGACCTGTAATGGAACAGGGTTTATAAGAAAGGTAAAAAAAGATGGAACACCATATGCTAGACCTACCAAGTGTAATTCCTGTAATAATCTTGGTTATAGGTTCATACCTACTAATGAAATAGCAGGATTAAAGTTTACACCACCTAATGCTAAATGGCTATCAGCACATGGTTGGAGCACGAGTAAAACAAACTTAGATTTTTTACTTAGGGTAGCTAAAGAAAAGAATATGAAACAAGCTGAAGAGTTTTTATCAAAAGTAATAAGACTATCAGCACTTGACACATATCTATCTTCTTTTGTAGATGGCATACAAACAAATGTAAAAGAAGATAATAAGTTACATGTTAAATTATTACAACACAGAACAGCAACAGGCAGATTTAGTGGAGCAGACCCCAACATGCAAAACATGCCTAGAGGTGGCACATTTCCTGTTAAACGTGTGTTTGTATCACGTTGGGAAGGTGGCAAGATATTAGAAGCAGACTTTGCACAATTAGAGTTTAGGACTGCTGCATATTTGTCACAGGATAAAATAGCAATAAAGGAGATAGAAGATGGTTTTGACGTTCATTCGTATACTGCGAAAGTTATTTCAGAAGCAGGACAGAAAACAGGTAGACAAGAAGCAAAAGCCCACACATTCGCCCCTCTTTACGGAGCAACAGGGTTTGGGAGGACAACTGCTGAAGCAACGTATTATAAACAGTTCACAGAAAAGTACAAAGGAATCGCATTATGGCATTCCAGATTGGCTACAGAGGTTATGAACACAGGAAATATA